GTTGCGCGCCGGGCGCTGGATCAGGTGGAAGCCGTAGTCCGCGTCGAAGTTGTAGGTGTGCTGCCACTTGCCCGGCGTGACGATCGACGCATCGGCGCCCGTGAACAGAAGCGCACCCGGCTCGACGCCGAGGAACGTGGCGAAATTGCGGGTGCCCATGAAGTCGCGCAGCCATTGCGCATTGATCCGCGTCGGCGCGATCAGGTCCACGACGATCCGCTGCTTGTAGACGATCGTGCTCGTGGGGTCGCCAGCGATGTCGATCTTGTTGCCCTGAATGTCGCTGCCGAGCGAGCCGGGCACAAATCGCGGCGTCCTGATCGGATTCGTGCCCGTCGCGGTCGCGTAGGTCGTGAGGTCGAGGTCGTGCAGGAATGCTGACTGCGTGTCCCACTGCCGCCATGCGTCCACGAACTGCGCCTCGAACGTCGAGCGCAGGTTGACGTACCCGATCTCGCCGGGCAGGTAGTTCGTCTGCACCGGGTCTTCGCCGAGCTCGCGGTAGATGACACGGACGAACCACGCCGCCTGCACGTTGGGATCGCGGCGGATCTCGTAGTCGAAGACGCGCAGGTCGACGGTCGGGAAGATCCAGCCGACGCTGCTGACCGATCCGCCCGTGGCGACCGTGTTCCATGAGGACAGCTTGGCCGGCAGGAAGACGCCGATCTCGATGGCGGACCACACGTCCGACTCGTTGGGCGCCCCGGTGACGTGGTACTCGCGGACGCCCACGGGCACGCCGCTGCCGTAACTGATCGTGCGCGACGTAATGAGCTCGGTGGACGCGAAGGACATGTCAGTTGCTCCCCTTCAGGCTGTCGCGGAGCTCCTTCTGGATCTCCTCGATGCGGCGCAGCACCGTCACCTGTTCCTCGGCGCGGCCCGACAGGTCGCGCGAGATGTCAGCCGCGGAGCCGCCGATGCCGAAGCGGAACGATCCGAGCGCGGTATCCGCCTCCCCGATCTCCGCCGCGCGCATCGTGGCGATGGTGCGACCAAGCGGGTCGACCTGCTCCGCCTGCGATGCCTGCAGCGACTCAAGCTCCGTCTCGAGGCTCTGGCGGATGCGCTGCGCCTGCTCCTCGAAGATCGCGTTCGTGCGGTCGCTGTAGATGATGTTGCCGGGATCGCCGTACGTCTCGATCCACGCGCGCGCGAACGTCTCGCCGAACGACTCTGCCGCAGGCTCCGCCGCCTCGACGATCGCACCCACGATCGGCAGGCGCTTGATGCCGTCCATGATGCCGGTCGAGAGCGCGTCCGCGATGCTCGTGTCGTTGCGGATCGCCTGCGCCACGCTGCGCAACGCCGTATCCACGACGCTGACCGCCATGCCGAGCCCGAAGGCGGCCTTGAGCTTGCCCGTGATCTGCTGGCCGAGCGTGGTCATCACGCCATCGACCTGACGACCGATGCGGCCAGTCGTCTGGCGGACCATCGTCTCGGCCTGCATGAGGCCTCCGCCAAGCCCTGCGGTATCCGCGAGCACGCGGACATTGAGCGTCGGGTCCATGCTTGCCATCAGCCGTGAAGCCTCTTCATGTCTGCCTCTACTCTAGCGCGATGGGTGTCCTCGTCCCGCTGCGTGCCGTTCTCGCGGCGGATGACGTATCCCACCGCCTCGGACCACGCCTCCAGCTCCGGCAACGTCATCGACATCGGGTCGCCAAGCCCGGGCGCGTACCGAGCGATGATCGCCACGCCGCGCCGCCATCCCTCATCGGACGGCGGCTCTACGGGTTTCCCGAGTCGTTCTCCTCGATGCGGAAGCCACAGCACCGCAGCGCGGCGGTAACGATGTCATTTGGCGACAGCCCAGACATGGCCTCGGTGAGCTGCGTGTCGCTCACGCCGGCGTGCTTCTGTGCGCGCTGGAGGATCATCAGGCACCCGTCCGATGTCTTGCACATCGCGCCGAGCGCCTCGAAGGTGCCCTGCCGCTGCGCGTAGTCCTGCGCCGCCTTGGCGATTTCCGTGGGCGATGCGCCGCCCCTGCGCAATGCGCTCTCCTGCGCGACCTGACGCGCGGACATCCACTGCTCGGTGAGCTCCACCCAGTCGCGGAGCGTCAGGAACCGGAGCGTCAGCTTGCCGAGCGTAGGTACGGGGTTCATATGGTCCGCGATCGTAGCCAGTTGTCATGCAGCCGAATGCACTCCTCGACCTCGTTGCGCCGGCGCGCGGTGACCCACTCGAGCCCGTTTCGGGTCAGGCGCAGCACGCTGGCGACATGCGCGATCGCGCCGTCGCGGTCAACGTTCGGAGTCACGTAGCGCTTGAATGGCGTGCCAAGATGCACGCCCTCAACCACCCAGTCGTCCTCGCTCGTCACGGCATCGACGGCGGTCAGGCCGGGGATCGGCGTACCGACGATCGTCGGCTCTCTCCTCATCGGCTATCAGGGTGCCCAGCTGATCGTGAACGGGCTGCCCGTCGTGGCGGTCGACGCTAGCGAGAAGGAAAATGTGACCGTGGCGTCACCCGTCTTGCTCGACCCTAGGGCGATGTCGGAGAAGACCACGTTCGCGCCGAGCGTGCATCCGGTCTTGGCTGTCAGCGTGATCGTCGTGCCCGTCGTGGCGGTCTGCACTGCAAGCTCATTCGAGCCGTTGTCGAAGTTGGTGCCGTCATCGAGGATGCCGCCAGCGCTGCCCGTTAGGTCGTACACGCCGAGTATGCGGTTGCGACCCACGTTGGCGAAGCCTGTCACATCGGACACAGCGCGCGACACGGTGGCGCTCCAAGTGTTCAGGACGCCCACGAGCCCGGTAGGTCCGCTCACATTGCCGGTATTTCCGCTGATTGCTGCCATTATGCCGTCCTTGTCGTGAAGAGCGAGTAGCTGGTGCTGATGATGACGAACTCGTCGGTCGCTGATGGTACGCCGCGAGCAAGGCACTGCAGCGTGACGGTGCCGTACGGGCTCGATGCCGTCAGGGCGGACTGGTCAAGGAGCGTAAAGAGCGCCTCCTCGATGTCCATAGCCACCGCCGCGCCCGTCTTGGCCTCGACATAGATATCGAACGTCACGGCGCCACGCAGGATGCGAGAGCCGCCGAACTGGTCCTCGTTCTCCGGTGACTCAAGCGCAAACACGGCCAGTGGAAATCCCGTGTTCTGCGGCGCCTCCATGTGGTAGTAGCGACCGCCCACGAGCGCATGAAACGTGCCCGATCCTGTCGCGCTGGCGAGCTTGTCGTAGATGGCTGCTGCTACTGCCTTCATCGGATATCCACTGCGGTAACGCCAAATCCGAACCTACGAAGCGTAGCCGCGAGCAAGTTGCGAACGCGCGGCTTGGTCAGCTCGATCGACGGGCGAACGAACGGCCTTGCGGCGACCCCAATGCCCTGCTCAAGATATCGCGCGTACTTGACGCCAAACGAGAGCACCCATCCGGTGCTTGATCCTGTGCGATAGCGGCGAGATGTTCCGGTGCCCTTTGGGTTCTGCTGCTTGGTCTGCGTCGAGTTGATGAGGCGACCCGTGTCCTTCGCCGGCGGGTCACCCGGAAGCGAGGCGCGATGGATTCCGACGCTCTTCTCGCGCAGGCCGCGAGCGGCGACCCAAGTGCCGGGAGCGGGCGCGCGCTTGCGACCTTGGGAGACTGCAGAGATCACGCGACCACCCGTAGGTGTCATGCCGCCGAACTGCCCGCCACGAGGCGCTCGGGCCCGTCTACCGCCCAAGTTGAGGATCGCCGTGCGCGTGCCCTCGGAGATCAGCGATCCCTCGGATAGGCCAAGGCGAGCCATGATGCTCTCGCCTGCCTTGTTGCGGCTGTACACGCGACCCTTTCCCTCATTATCGAGCATCTTGCGCATGGTGCGCTGAAGGTCAAAGAGCACTAGTTTCATGCCCTCGCCAAGCCCGAGTTCGAGTTTGCGCTTGAGGTCTGGGGTGTTGAAGTTCGTATCGGCAGGCATTAGAGCGGCAGCGTCCGTGTGAGGGAAAGGCGCATATGAGCCACGCCGTCGCCCGTAGAGCGCTCGTCAGGCGTCCGCACCTCTTGGATGTCCCAGAAGGTGGTCCCGACGAAGAGCCGATCCTGAGGCTGTATAGCCGTCCCTACGGGCACGTAGCCTACCGCCGATAGCGTGTTGCGCTGGGCACCGAGCGCGTCAGTCTCCGAGCCTCCGCCCTGCTGCAGGTAGACCGTAAGCGTCGTAAGGCTGTTCGTGTAGGTATTGATGATCGAGCCCGTGCTATCGCGGGTAGTCGTTGGGCGCTGCGTGGTCGCCGCGATGCCGTACTGGGCGATTAGGCTGTCGACGCTCATGCGATCTCCCGCCAGTCCGTGAGCAGGCCCGCCATGACCGCATCGACCTCGGCGCGGTTCGCGCGGGTGTACGAGTAGTCGCCGAGGCTTTCGGAGGCGAGCCCGGCGTCGCGCCGACGATCGCGGTACATCATCGCCGCTACCTCGATGCACGCTTGCTCGATGTCATCCGGGACCGTCGCGTATCCGGCGGTGTACTCCACAAGCACGCTCTTGACGGCATCGGGCATGATCCCGCGCTCGAGCGGCCAGTACGCCCACCACGACTGGTCAATGGCGAGGCGTCCCGTGTCGTAGTCGTAGGTGTACTCGCTCGCCGTGTCGGCGGCGAAGAGCGTCACGGTGGCGAGCACCACGTCGCCCGCCGCGCGGGGTCGCAGCTGCGCCGTGCGGATGTTCTTGCCGAGCGTGCAGGTGAAGCCCGCCGTCGAGCCGATCGCAGTCGCCAGCGCAGCCGTGGTCGTGTACGTCGAGAAGGCAAGCGTCGTGGTCGTCGTCACGCCCGCCGATGTCGTGCGCGTCAGGACCGCCGCAGGCGTGCCCGTCTCCTGATTGATGCTGATGCTCGCGCGGATGTCGGTCGCGTCGCCCGAGCCGACCACGAGCGCCGCGTATGCGCCAGTCCATACGCCGCTGACCTGCGACACGGGCCACTGATGGAGGCGGATCTCGTCCACGCCCGCGCCGCTGCGCCATTCGGTGTAGGTGCGCGAGAGGATCTGCCGGCCGACGTACGACTCGATGCGCGCCGTTGCGCGGTCGATCGCGCTCTCGAGCACGATGTCATCCGTGCTCGTGCTGATGCCGAGCCATGCCTTGAGGTTTGCGAGCGACGTGAGCGCGTAGGGGCCGACAGCCATGCCCAACTCTAGGAGCGGGCGAACCACGGCTTGCCCTGCGCGTGGTACTCGTTGACCTTCTGGTAGCGCGTGAGCAGGTCGGCGCCCGGCCACGAGATCACGAGCTCCATGTGCCCGACGCGGACCTTCGGGCAGAGCCACGCCTTGCGACCGGAGTCGTGCCAGCGCTTCCAGAAGAAAATGTCGTCGTCCATGCGACCCTCGCCCCACCCGCCGTCCGCCGCCGGCTCGCCCTTGAACCACGGCTTCGCCAGCTTACGCAGCGCGTCGGCGCTGATGATTGTCAGCCCGAAATGCCCGGTGCTGATCTCCACGCAGTCGCGCTCCATCTCGTCGGCGGGGATCGCCTTGCGGATGCCGCCGTTCTCGTCCTTCATCGTAAACAGCGGGCATGACCGCTCGCGCCCTGCCTGCAGCGGCACGAGGATCTCGCAGCCGTTTGCCTCCGCGATCGTTCGAAGGCGCACGATGTCCTGCCACTCGAAGGTGGTGTCGTAGTCCACCGTCACGAGCCACTTGATCTCCGGGCGCGCGATGGCGTCCGTGAGCACGCGGTCGATGCCTTGCGTCCAGAAAACGCCCTGCGTGCGGTGCACGCTCATCTGCAGCTTCACGCCCGCCGTCGTCGCGCAGAACATGTTCTCCGTGAAGCCGAGGCGAGGCGTCGTGAAGCAGAGCGCCACGTCCTTGTACGTCGGCGGCTCAACCGGGACCATCGCGTCGGGCTTGCGTGCCTTGACGTTGAGGCTCACTGGCAGCGACGAGCAGTCGTCATCCGTGCTCTTCCACGGCTCGCACGCTGTGAATCCGACCGCCTCAAGCAGGCCCACGAGCTTCTGCTGCTGGTAAATCGCCTTGTGCTCATCGAGCGCGTTTGACTGACCGCCCATCAGGAAGCCCTCGAGCGGCATCTCGCCGCCACGGTTCTCGCCGTACCACTGCACGATCTTCTCGAAGTCTGGCACGGCGACCTTGATGACTCCGCCCGGCCTGAGCACGCGGAACCAGTGCTCAAGCACGGTCTGCGCCTCGCGGTACGGAATGTGCTCGAGGACGTGCGATGCGCGGATCTCGTCGACGCTGCCGTCGCGGAAGGGCAGCGCGCGCACGTCATGCCCGAGCGAGTCGTCGATGGGGATGTATCCGGGAAGGCGGTGCGGGCCGCAGCCTAGGTCGAGCTTGATCATGCGCGGACGATACCGCACCAATGACACAGGGGCGACCCGAAGGTCGCCCCTGCGTCGGTGTGCGTCGTGCGCACGGTGCCAGCCCGAAGGCCGGCGGGAGGATCAGGACAGCTGGCTGA